TTAGTAATCCGGTGCATACCCCAAACTTCTACATATATCATCATAGACATCCCTATCAATATCCCATTTCTCTTGAAAATTGTAAGGAAGCTTAACCAAACAATATGCCAACAGTATAATGATTGGTTGTTGGATTATTACACTTTTACCATATCGAATGGCATCTACAATATCCGGATTCGATTTAAGGAAAACATCTATGTCATCTTTTGAAATATGCTCGTCAGCAACCAAAGATAGTATTTCTTCGGCTAAATTTCGGTCGAACGCAGGAGGCTCATCGAGACCTCTGATCTCCATAAATACCTTGACCAAATGTTCCAGTAGCATATTCTCTTTATTTTGTGGAGCCGATACCTGCTCCAGTGTTTTACAAAAATAGTCATCAGCCGCTTCCATCAGTGCCATGGACTTTGCCAATTGCCTTAAAATTACAGGGTCGTTTTTATAAGGCCCTTTATAAACATTGTCATGGCTTATCTCCGCATAAGCATGTTGCAAAAGTGTCCGGACTTGTATCTCGCAGGTTAATTGCTCCAATCTGGAAGAACCAGAGGCAAAATTACAACAATTATCCTTAGGAGTAACAATGTAATGAATGGATTGATAACCAAACTTGTCCGGCACTTCCTCAAAGATCTCATGCTTTGTTTTAGACTCCTTGATATTCCATTGATCGTAGGTCTTCAAATCCTTCGAAATGCGATCTACTATATCGGTAACCAAAACAACAACCCTTGTTCCTACCTTGTCCTCTATCTGAACCATGGGATTGTCGTACCCCTTTCCTCTATATAAAGCCTTATTGATGAATGATTGTTCATTCTTTAGCCTGTATTTGGGAAATATTTGTATTTCACCATACCTGTAGTTACTTATGATGTTTTTAATGGTTTGATCTACAAATTTCCCCCAAGCCTCTAAGTCAGGCTTCAACATTCCAAACTCTTTCTTTATCTCCTCTTCAGACATTTCTCCGAGGTTTCCCTTTTACCAATAAGACAGTATACTCTTCAAACAAACCGTCTATATGCCTTAGTTCTTCTCCATCCGAAACAATAGAAACATAAGTATCAAAGTCGGCAGAAGGTCCTGATACCTTGATCTTGTTCGGGAAGAACATACTGGAATGCTTAAATGATGCATCTAATAAAGCTGTGTTTTTCAAGAAAGAAGACGGGAATTGAGATAATATTGTACTCGAATATTGATTTCTTTTATCTAAATCGCCAATAAAAGAATCTCCGAATTCTTTAGGATCAAATAGCTGCCTATTTGAGTCTACCAAACTTACTTTCAATGCGTTTAAAAGATTTAGTCTTTCTTCCATATTCGGGAAGTTCGTATTGATAAAAGAAGAAGCTTGATCGTAGAAACGTTTCGTTACTATCTTGGTGTTTTTATCTTCCGAAAAACCAAGGAAATCTTTGAAAAAATATGTTGCGGGAAGTGCTTCTGACGTATTGAATTGTTCGTCAAACAAGAAACAAGTAAAAAGATCGTTAGGATCAATAGATTGCACTTCATTAGGCTTCTCTTCCATTAGCCCTACTTTGTAAAATTTTTGTGCCGGTGATAAAAAGACTTCTTTCAAAACCGATATAACACCTGTTACCTTGTCCTTTAGTAAAGCCTCTTGCAGATCCGCTTTTATTGCAATATATACCGAAGTTTGTTTTACCCGATTTACGCCTTCTATAAACAGGAAATAACCACCCGGTATTTTCTTTTGATTTTGAGATTTTGCTAATAGACCAGCCAATTGCTTCGAATTTTCAATAAAGACATTGTTTTCTTGCAATTTTAGGTCCTTACACAAATCATAAAAAGAACCCGGAGCTATATTAGCAACATTCATCTCAAAGCACCTGGTTCTTTTACCAAATGCTATATTTAACCTGTCTTTTAATGTCTTAATGACATCATCGTCCAATACGACTAAGCTGTCAACACAACTTGGCATAGCATCAGATTGATTTGTTTTTCTAAGAATCTCATGCATTATAACTCTTTTGAAGTCAATTAACTCAATGTTTATCATGATATAATATTTATGTATTTCAAAATAATCTGTGCATACTTCCTAACACCGCATAAACCTTGCGGATCATTTCAACGGGAATCTCTTGTTCGGCATATTCCGGATTTTTGTTAGTGGGGATCAGTCGAACAAATCCGTCACGATCTGCCATTCGGATACGCTTGACCGTGCGATAATCTTCCGTGATAATACCATAAATTTCACCAGCAGGAAGGTATTCGATGGGTGAATGCATCTCCTTCATGGCGATGAAGTCACCATTGTTTAGTTCTGGTTCCATACTATGCCCGGTAATATTACACCAAACAACTCCTTCTCTGTTGTAGGGCGGAAAATTGATGTAATAATCCGGATTGCGAGTCTGGTCGTTCAGAACCAAATCAAAACCACCAATAAAATCCACATTATAATAAGGAGCTCCTTTATATTCATAATTGACTTCAGGCAAAACCTCCTCTTTTTCCGCTTCCTTGTCGCCCATCAGCGGCATCCCCTCGCTTTTCAGCATCGAGCCACGACCAGTGAGAAGCCAATCAGGATTGATATTTTCGCATTTTGCATAAATTAATTCTTGATCGAATGTTCCTCTGCTGAGCCACGTGCTTATAGCCTGTGGTGAGATATTTAAAACCCTTGCCAACTGAGACTTATTACCATCTGCAAAATGAGTAATAATTGCTTCTAACATGTTTTTCTTATCCATAAGGCTATAAAATTGTTATTCATTTCGTGAAATAATTATGCAAATTGTTTGGGTTATATTCGCATAATGCGTAATATTGCACCGTCGTTACTGATGTAACCGACGCTGTAAAGATAAACATTAATCATTAAATATTGAATATGGCAAAGATTTTAGCAGACACAGAGATTCGGAAAAAGTTGGAAGAGATCTTTCGGTGCAGTCGTAAAACGGTCAGCGAGGCACTGAATTGCCGGTCTGATTCAGATCTGGCGAGAAAGATCCGAGCGATGGCTATCAAGCTGGGTGGGTCGGTGAAGAAAGAGGAACATGTGACAATCATTTAAAAACGTATTCAAAATGGAAGCGAAAAAGAGAATCGACTACAAGGCGCTTTGCGAGGCCCCGTTCGACATGGATTCCGAGTATGATGTGAATTTCAAGATGCTGGTCTATACCGGAAAGAAAGAGGAGGAACGGCCGGTGTTCCGGGTGGTGGTAGCCAAGGGCGAGTGCAAGGTGCGCATCGGCGCGGCCGGCAAGGAGTTCTGGGGAATTATCGGGCTGGACCCGGAGACGGGCGAGAACCAGTGGTACAACTACAACGACTGCGTGAGCCTGGAGGACTGGGCGGTGCTGGAGCGGTTGCTGAAAAGGGAGTTCGGTTGGATGGAGATGCTGGACCCGGGGTTGGTGTACGAGACGAAAGTGTTGGCGAAAGCGCAATTGAGGGAGGCCGGCGTATGAGAACAAACATACTGATCATCATCATGAGCGTTTTTATGGCCGTGTTCGTCATAGCGGCTTTTCAAACATGGGAGTTCGCGGTAGATCACGACATCCCCCCGCGGGGGGAGGTGTGGGCGTTGCTCGCCGTATCGGGCGGCTGGTTTTACCTGCTGGGGAAGATGCCCCGGAGACGCAGGGAGGAAATAGAAAACCTGTTCGACAGGTGGACGGAAGAGTAAACAATCGAAGGTTGGTCTTTACGTAAAGATTGGTTTAGGTTTGGTATCGGTACGCGGCCCGCGGTACGAGGGCGGAACCCGGATAGTTCAGTCAGGCAGAACAATCGGAACTGGTAATTCAGGCGATAGGGTCAGCGGTTCGAATCCGCTTCCGGGAACTAATAAAACAGTATGTAAACAATGAATATCGGTCAAGGTGACATAATAGTGAGGACATTCCAAAGCACGCTGACGGTATGGGTGTCGGAGCGGTTGATCTGCGATACGTTGGGGGATAATATGGATGAATATTTGCGCCGTCGAGCCAGATTTGACTTCCGTAAATCCGTCTCCCCCTGCCACCGCATGAAAGACATCCTGCCCGCCACCGGCAAGTCGTGGCGTTACGCCCGTATTGACGGTTGTTTCTATTACGACTACGATTATATCCCCGACCGGAAGGATACCCGCTATCGTTCCCGGCTGGGCGACAAGGAGACGTTGATGTTGGAGGCGGATGAACTACGTTCGACGGAGGCGCGGATCGCGGAACAGTGTTCCCGAAGGAGCATCGAGGAATATGTCAAGGAGCGGATCAGCAATACCGACCGGCTCCGTTTCCGCTATTACGAGGTGGACGGAACCTGCAAATACAATAAGGACAAGGCCGGGGAGCTGGCGGAGGCCATCGCCTGGGCGCGTTGCGTCAAAAGGCTGGTGGCAGATGGCGGCTACAAGGAGTTCGGCTACCGTACGAAAGAGGAGTTCTACGAGGCGTGCGCCCTGATCCTGCACAAGAAACGGCTGGAGGGCTTCATGGTGACAACCGGCGGGAGCCTCCGGAAGAAGCTCCACTATTTCCCGGCGGACGAGTCGGAACAGTACGACTTCTTCGTCTCCGGACGCTACGGCAACGACAACGCCCGTAAGATCGGCAAGTGCAAGGTCGTGGACGAGGAGACCGGCGAGATCAAACGGTTCGACCTCCACGAGGCGCTGATCCTGAAACTGTGGATGAATTTCGGCGGCTCGGCGAAGGAAAGCAAGATCGCCCTCTGGAACCAATACGAGCGCGACATCGACTATCTGGGCGAAAAGCCGCTCAGCTATTCCACCTTCTGCCACTATACGAATATGTATAACTCCAGACGGATGACCTACCGCGAGCGGCACGGATGGAAGGCCTTCTCATCGACCTTCCTGTCCTATATCCCGTCGGAGAAACTGCGCTACGGCAACTCGCTCTGGTGCGCCGACGGTTCCGGTACGCTCGCCTATTCCTACCAGGACAAAGAGGGTAAGCTGCGTTCGATGCGCCTGTATGTGATGATGGTGTCGGACGTGGCTACCGGAAAGATCGTCGGCTGGGCACCGGCACCGGTCGGACAGCATTCCGAGTCTCCGGAAATGATGCGCGAGGCGGTCCTGATGGGGCTACGTAATTGCGGCAAACGCGAGATCATGGAGTTCATCAGCGACAACCATGGCGCCTTCACCTCCGATGAGAGCAAAGAGTTTTTGGCACAGGTTTGCCGGAAGACACGCTTGATCCAATCAGGCAACTCACAGGCCAACTATGCCGAGACGCAGTTCCGCCTGTTCAAGAAGACGATCCGCAACGAGTTCAACTGGCTTGGCTCCAGTTGGAACAGTAAAGACATAGAAAACACTGCCAACGACGAATACCTCGATGCCGCCACGTTCCCGTCCTATGAGGAGGTGATTGAGCAGGTCGGGCAAAAGATCGAGGATTGGAACAACCGCGTCATGCGGAGCGGCGAGAGCCGTTCAGAACTCTATGCAGAAAGCATCCATCCGGATGCCAGGGAGATCGACCCGCGCGTCTGGCGACATATAGCCGGCAACTATACGGTGCAGGAGATCACCCGTCAGCGTGGCAACATTGTCATTACGAAAGGCGACCGGAAATACATGTTCGAGATTCCCGAAGTGGAATCAGTCGGCGAGGTGATCCGGGAATATTTAGGCTATGCCGCCAAGGTGAAAGCCCGCATGTACTGGGACGAAGAGGAATGCGACCTTTATACGATGGACGACCGCTTCATGTTCACCTGCTTCGCAGCCCGCAAGGCAAGCAACAGCCATGCGGAAGAGACCGACCGGAGCGTCCGCAACTTAGGTCACCATGTATGGCGGCAGGCGGCACAGGTGGAAGCCGTCACGAGGTACGAGGACGATGTAAAAGAGGTGGCCGACTGGATCGACGAGCAACTGCCCTACGAGGTGACTGCCCGACTGATCGGTGGCAAACGTGCCAAGGAGGTCACCAACGCCCAAAAGGAAAAGGCGTTGGCCGAAAAAGCCCTTGCCAAATCGGCGCTTAAACAGCGTCAAAAGTCCGCTCAAGCGGAGAAAAAACAGGCGGAAATGGCCTACGAGGAATACGCGAAATCAAGAATCGACTTAAATAAATTCAGAGACTTATGAAGATAGAAGAAAAACAATCCATCATACGGGCTGCACAGGCCTACATGAATGAGAAAGGCATCAGCCAGAATGAGCTGTCGAAGCTGACCGGGGTAAACGTCAGCTACCTAAGCGGCATGATGAAAGGCGTGTTCACCTTCATCAACAGCCGGACCGGCAAGGAGTCGGACATTGATGATAAATGGTTCCTCGCCCTCGCGGGGCGCATCGGTCACAAAGTAGCGAAGGAGTATTGGCCACTGGTGGAGACCGAGCAGTTCATTGACATCGTGAAGGAGCTGACCGAGGCGAAGGAGACCTCCACCACCCGCATCATCGTGGGCGAGACAGGGTGCGGAAAGAGCTACACGGTCGAACGTTTCCGGCAAGCCTATCCGCAAGGGACGTATGTCGTGACCTGCAACCAGAACGACTCGATCAGCGACCTCGTGCGCAAGATACAAAAGGAACTGAAAGTGTCATTCGACGGTTCCGTCTCCTACCGGATCGACCGGATCAGCATGGAATTGTCGCGCATCGCCGACAACGGGAACCTGCCGATCCTCGTGTTCGACGAGGCGGAATACCTCTCCACGCGCGGTCTCCTCTCCATCAAGACGATCTACGACTACCTGAAGGGCATCTGCGCCATCGTCATGATCGGAACGGACGACATCCTGAACAAATTGGAGAAGACGAAACGCAAGGAGGGCATGCCGCAGTTCATCCGCCGCTTCAAGGCTGGTATCCGCCACGTCCGCCCGATCGACCGTACCTTCGCCCGCTTCTTCGAGGGACGGGGCTATGGCAAGGATCTCATGAAGCTGCTCCGGATGAACGCCGACAACTACGGCGAACTGGCCGACTATCTGGAACCCGCCATCCGGGAGGCCGACCGTCGGGGAGAACCGCTCACCAAAGAGTTTTTCGAATCGATGTTTTACCTTCAAAATAGATAAAGGACATGATCAAGTACAAGAAAATCCAACGGCAGTCGCAAAACACGGAGGTCCGCTCTTCCCGCAAGAAGGCGGTTTCCACCAAAGAGATCTCTTTGGAGATAGAAAATGAAATCGGCATACCAGTCATCCGGTGCATGAGCGTATTGGATGCGTTCGTGGAAAGTCTTTACAAGCATTTGGGAAACGGCGAACCGGTCACTTTGGAGGGCTTGGGGACATTCAGCACGAAGCTGATGATCGAAGAGGGCAAAGTGGTTGCCAAAAAGGTCAAGCTGGTATCATCCAAACAGATGAGGGAACGATTGAAACAGTTCCAATTGGAAGAAGACACGGAAGACTGACATCCCGAACGGTTATCACGGGGCGGTTCGATTCTGCCTCCGGGAACGAAACAATTAATAATTAGAATTATGGCAACAACAAAAAAACAAACCAAGAAACGCGCCCCTTCCCACGCCCTCTTCTGGACGCTGCTGAAGGAGGTTCCGGGCTACAATCCGGGGTACAAGGATGTGATCAAGGAAGGGTTGGTTCACCAATACAGTGGCGGACATACCCAGTCGCTATCAGAAATGTATAGCAAATACCCCCGCGAATACAGCCTGATGATTGAGGCGATGAAGGGTACACCCCTGCAAAAGAAAATACGTTATGAAGACTCGCTTGACAAGATGAAGAAAAGGGTCATTGCCGCCATCTGCCAGTATGTGGATAAGTTGGGATATACGTTCCCGACCAAGGCGGACAAGGTGCGCTACGTGGTCGGCATCGCCTGCCGTGCCGCCAATTGTAGCAACTTCAATGCCATTCCCGAATCGCGCCTGTCGGCCATCTACAATCTCTATTGCAAGCGCAACAGCGTGGACATCGAAGGCAATGCGGAACTGGACTATCCTGTATTATCCAATTGACAATTATGGTACGCATCAAACAGGACCCGCCCAAGATTCTCACCTCGAAAGAGAAGGCCATACTGGAAGCCTTGTACGTGAAGGAGGACATGCTACTGGAGTGGCTGTTGGAGCACAGTTCCGACCATCCGGACTACCACACCATGACCAGCCGCCTGCACGAGAACGGGATAAAGATCCTCCGTCTGGAAGGCGGCAAAGCGTTGGAGGTGAATGAGGATTTCAGAAAATAACAGACGAATTGACAGTTACTAATAATTCATAAATCAAAAATCAAGATGACAGACTTAAGCAAACTATCCAGCAAGGAACTGGAAGTCTTATTAGCTCAAAAGAAAGAAGAAGAACGCCGCGAGGCTTTGGACAAACGTGCTGCCTACGAAGGCATCCGTGCCGAGTTGATAACAAACACAGAAAGAAAGGTGCGGGCCGTGTGTGCCGAAGTGCAGGAACTGTGCAAGTATTGCCAGAACGAAGTATTGGCTTTCCGCGCGATCATGCTGGAGTACGGACAGTTGAAACTGGGAGATAAACAGATGTCGTTCAAGATACAGGACGGCAAGTTCAAAGTTGACATACGGGCAAACAAAGTGAAACGTTTTGATGAACGTGCCGATGTGGCAGCCGCCCGCCTGATCGAGTTCCTGCAAGGATGGATTTCGGGTAAGGAGGACGGGCAAGACAACCCGATGTACCAACTTGCCATGACGCTTCTGGAACGCAACAAATACGGGGATCTCGATTACAAATCTATTTCAAAACTCCACGATTTGGAAGAACGGTTCGCTGATCCGGAATACACCGCGATCATGAAACTGTTTAAGGAATCGCATTTAGTGGAAGGTACAGTTATCAATTTCTATTTCTACGAGAAAACCGATCTCGGCGTATGGAAGAAACTCGAACCGTCGTTCAACCGGCTCTAAAGCGAGTCAAAACCGCCACCCTCACCCCCGGCCGCTGGATATACGTCTGCCCCTGCGGCTTCCGTTACACCGCCTGCCGGGTGGTGAGGACTTCCGGCAAATGGATGGTTTACTGCTTCAAATGCAAACAACAAACAGGCAAATATTATAAAATTATGGACGAACGACTGGAATTTGAAGAGAACTTCAACAATAAACTGAACTGTACCTGCTTCACGACGATCCGCCTCCACCATCCGGTGAAGAACGCCATCGGCGCAGTGAAGCAAATCTATCTGAAAGGTATCTGGAAAGGCAACGCAAAGATCATGCACGCCGCCACTCTCACGCTCGACCGCATCAACCTCCCGATGGCGAAACTCGACACCGGCCTCATGCCGGAAGAGTGCCGCCGGTTGATCCGGAACCTCTACAAACACCGCCCCGGCATCAATTGGGAGACGCAACAACTGGACTACCTGGTCCTGGAGTATATCAAGGAATCAAAAGAACCGACATTATTCTAAAGAAGAAAGGAAAATAATATGAGCGAAATGAAACACATTTTGGAAATCAGCCCCGACCGCTACGGCACACGGACAGAAACCCGCTACGCTTCCGGCTTCACCTGCCCCCGTTGCAGTGGCCAAGGCGGTTTTCCGGATACGAACGGCCACGGTAACCGCATCTTTATCCCCTGCGACCTCTGCGACGGCACCGGCAAGGTGAGAGCCAACATTACGGTGGAATGGGAAGCGGATTATGAATCATAGACGAACAAATATGAATTAAAAATAGGAGGATTTATGAACAACATCTTAGAACGATTCAGAAGAAAACAGCAAAAGCGTCGCCTGGAAGCACAGCAACCAATCGGCGCAGAGATAACGGTACCCAAACGTGAAAAGACAATCCCGCCACACATCGTGGCCTGTAAAGTGTGCGAGGGGAAAGGGACAAAGGAAGGCAATGCCTGTCCACAGTGCAAAGGTTCCGGACGTGTAATCGTGTCGTGTGAAGTAACAACGTATGTAATGGCTTATGTGCCGGAAAACGCTATATGAAGTAAGGAGGAAAGGAATGAAAAAATTAGAAGTATTTTTTAGCTTCCTGTTTATGGCTGGAGTTTTAATTGCTATGACTGCGTCAGCTTATTTAGTGTTTCAAAAGAACGTTCCGTTGGGATTCATGGTGGTAGGTATTGATCTTGCCATAATTGGATATATCTTTTCTGTGGCAAGTAGGAATATGAACAATAAAAAACAATAATTATGGGATATGACTTAATACCAAAGAAAGAAGGGGTCGATAGTAAAAGCGGAATGATATTTACATGGCCCGTCATACTGAATGAAACAGGAGCTTGCTACCTGTTCGGCTATGGAGATTTTAAATTCGAACCGGGGAGATACATTTATGACGGTTCCCGAAAAGATGGGAGTCCGGTAAGCAATGACGGATTCGAGGTCACGAAAGAGGAGGCCGTTATCATGGCAAGGATGTTCAAAGGATATGTCTCTGTAAAAAGGGCATTACGGGAAGAATGGGATAAAAAGACGGAAAGAGAACAAATCATGATTAAAAGCATGATGGGGAATAAAGTCGAGCCACCCGCCGAAGAGTTCTTGCACAAAGTAGAAATGCTGGCGGATTTTTGCGAACAGTCGGAAGGGTTTAATATATATTGAAACAGACAAGGTTATAAACATTTAGAACCTTATGGTGTATAGGTCAACCGTAGATAATTATGAATGATAGATTTTCAGGAGCATTTTGTGGAACTGTAGTTGTATGGGCCATTATGATCGTCGTATTTGGTGGTTTATATGGATGTCCCCGGTACAATGTTTGGCAGCAGGAAATGTCAGGAAAAGCAGAGTTTGCCAAAGCAGAACAAAACCGGCGTATCAAGATCGAGGAAGCAAAGGCAAATTTGGAAGCCGAGAAACTGAACGCACAAGCAGAAGTGGAACGAGCCAAAGGAGCAGCAGAGGCCATTAAAATTGAAAACGGGAGCATCACGCCGGCCTACATTCAATATTTGTGGGTTCGACAACAAAGTAATCTGAACGACAAAACGGTTATTTATGTTCCTACCGAAACGAATTTGCCTGTGTTAGAAGCATCCAGAAACAAGTAGTGTCACGAAATAGTCAAAAATAAACCGCCTCCTAGCGTTGGAGAGCAATCTCCCCACTAAGAGACGGTTTATTTTGTTTGGCAACATATTTGTATTAGCTAAAATCAGACCTCAAATTTGATTCTGTTTTTTATAGCAATAATCCAAAAAATCACAAGTATTGTTTATTTTCTCTTTTACAGATATTTCATTAATAGGCTTATTATCTGCTGAAAACCTGTTTTCTATTTCATGCTTAAGATTAAAAAGATGTTGTTCGTTATTTATTTCCCCAATTAACTTAAAAGCATATTCTTTAGGATTGAAAATATTTTTCTTATATGGAATTTGGTACTTTAAACAGTAAGTCTCGAAAGACTTTGAATATTGGCTATTACTCAAATCATCTATTACTCCCTGATCAATAACAGTTCCTGCCCAATTTTGAGATTCAGCCTTTACATGAGCCTCTACCAGTCCTTTCCCATAGAGGCACTGTACTGCGTATAAGGAACTATTGGAGGATTCATATTTCCCCATAACATGGTTGAGATATCCTTTGGTTAAGCAGCCTCTAACAGGAAAATTGTCAATATTGAAATGTTGATTAAATTGAAACGAAACTAAAAACAAGTTATATAAGGAATCAATATTTAAATCATTTGTCCAATATATAATGGTATCTGAAATATTAACACAATTTACTTTTGCCTGATCAATATCTGGAATCACAATATTGGGACTAATAGAACTGTGTTTTATATTTTCAAGAGTAAGTGATAATTCCATATCCCGAAAAATGTGTCCCATACGTGTATCAATAGATGTTTCTGTATTGTTCTCAATGAACTTTTTGAATCCCAATAGATCAAAATAAGCTATATAAACTTCTTTAGTCATAATAAAACTGTTTTAAACTTAATGTGATAAAGATAAAGAAAATAAAGAAAATGACAAAAGAAAGAGAATGATATTTTTGCATGGTATTGGTTATGACTTTTATTTTGCGAAAAAATCAAGAGAGCCATGCAGCGACAGTACGAACTGAATTTGGATGTTGAGACAAAAGAACCCATACCCAGGCGCAGACGTGCCTCCGTACAGACGGCAGTCTGCAAGACCAGCCGACAGGAACACGTGTACAAGCGCAACCGGGAACTGATTGCCCGCTATTACTACTGGACCGAGATACGCCGGAGACGCTTTGACGACGTGATGCGCATTCTTTCGGAGGAGTTCCATGTGGAGGAACGTACGATCAGCAATGCCTTGCTTGACTTTGGCGATTACTTGGATGGCTTGTTCAAGGACAAGAAAGATGTCCGGGAACTGAAGCGGGAATATCCCGGTCGTAACTGGGAAAGCTGAAAGCGGGACGGGATGCCCCGCTTTTTCATTTTCAGCACTCCTCGAAGGTCGTATCATAAACGAGCGTATAGGCTTTCAGACCTCCGCCCATGACGGACGGACGTCCACTTCGGCGGCTCAAAGGCGAAAGCGTCTCTTCTGCCGTCCATCCTTGCAAGCAGTCGTGTACTTCGCTAACGATCGAATAACGTTCCAAAGCCTTCTTCCTTGCCGTTTCCGGAGCCTTGTTGTATGAATCGCCGTAGGGTGGGAAAGCCAGTTTCAACGTGATGGTCGCTTTGACAAACTGATAAGTGTCATACAGGTCCTTGCAATCGGCATACTGTATGTCGATCAGACAACAGGGAAAATCCACTGCCGGTCGCAGGGATGTGTTCCCGTTCAACTGCCCCAAGTCTTCATCCATCCAGCGAAGGGCGGGAACCTTCTTTTCCAAATGGTCGCATAGCGCGACAAAAATATCCGCATTCATAAATTCATCATTTTAGTGTGTTCATATATCCTTCCAGACGGTCGTGTATTTTGTCGGCCAGTTCGTCCGCCTTGCCCATGAAGGGACGTGCCGGGATATTCGTCCGGCGTGTATGCTCCCGTACCTGGACATCCCCGTGTTTGGCCGTATGCCGCACATGGGCCGGGACCGTCACCTGCCCTGTAAATCCCTCGTTATGGACCCGGGCATAGTCCACCTTGTCATTCCCGGCGGAGATGACCACCTTGTCGCGCCCGACGTATGCCGGCCGGATGCTGCCCAACAGGTTGCCGCTGTCGATCAGGAGCGACCCGTTCCGGCGCGGGACCTTGGCCGGAGCCCACGGATTGCCGTCGAAAGCCTTCTTGCGGAACCTTTCTTTGTAATACTCCGTGGCGGTCTCGGCTACGACCTCGGCGGCATCAGTCAGTATCTTGTCCGGCAGGGAACTGAAATAATTTTCCAATTCGTTGAAGTTCATATTGAAATATTTTATATGTTTGCAATGCTTGCAAAAGGTACTGTAAGGCGAGGTATTCCTTTGAGGTAGGTGGAGGGACCATAGCTATCAGGCTCACCAGCATGCACAGGCCTTTTGCAGGAAACCTACTTCTTTTTCTTAATCAGCAAGCCGCTCCTGATTTTAGGATTGCGTACCTCAAACCATGACTTGAAAACCATCCGGTTGTTTTCCACTTTAGAAACGCATGCGACCGCCCTTTCCTGGTAATACTTGATCCATATGTAGTTGGTCAGTTTCGACTCTTTGTTGTCACGGTCTTTATATTCCTGTCCCAACCAAAGTTCATCAGGATCGGCCATGATGTCCTGGATACAGGAAAGGAATGTGGTCCTGAACTCGCGCTTCTTCCTCTTGTTGGATGTATGCGCGTCATAATCCGGCTTGCCCATAAACCAGGTACGGCCTTCATGGTCAGTAACGGGAAGTACCTCCTTTCCGTTTACATATTGGCAATGTCGGTTCCACCATGTAGTCGCATCGCCTTCATAGACCGGCATCGGCAGGGTGCTCTCACCGATTCTTTTTTTCAGGGACGGGGTAACTCCCCATGTATCCAATGGTATGTTGCCGAGCATCTTTCCTGCCACATCCGGAAACTTGCGTATATACATCTGGTCTTTGTTGAACACTTCGCTCCTTTTCCCTCTGTTCGTGTCCCAATGTTGTGCTTTGGCCTTTTGCCATTCAGGAGTATTGAAAAACGTCTCGCAACGTTTGCCCATCTCATCCATGTCCTTTCCTGCCACCTCATGCGCCATGCGCGGGACAACGTAACATCGGCACTTCCATCCGTTAGGCGGAAATATCTTGTCCCACCTCGGATCGTTTGCCGGAAGGACCAGACCGTCCAACTTCCGGTGTTCTTCCCTCACTTTGTCATCTCCGGCTGTTTTGTACTCCCAGTAGGGAAAAAGTTTCGTCTTTCCTACCAACCGTTGGTAATTGCTTGCCGACTCGGCCGTCAGAACCGCCGTCTCGTATTCGGTCTGCTGCCACCGCTTGTTGAACACGTCCGTCACTTCGAGTGCCTTCTTGTGGAACTCCTCGAAGCTGCCGCTTTCCCGGAAAAGCCTGTTCAGTTCCTGAAGCTCGGCCAGCGTCTTGGCGGCGGAGAAATGGAACACGTTCATCTCCATTGAGGTGATGAAGGCGTCGTCCCTCGCCCCGTATGTGAAGCCGGTATCGGCCAGCCCGATTGTCTTGGCGCGTCCTTCACTGACGGCCCGGACAAAATCATCCGCAAAGAAACTGAACAGTTCCGCGTCGAAAAGCGTGTTTCCCTTGCCTTCCGCCACCCGGTTGATGATCCGGTTCTGCATCGTGTCGTCACTCAGCCGGATGCGGGCTTTTCCACCGGTAGTCGCCCCGTCCTGCGGGGCACGGGCGAAAAAATCCCACAGGCGGGCATACCATGTACGGTCCCGGTTCTTGACGTCCGGTTTTATGTCTTTGGGATCGTCGGGATCATCCGGTTCTTCCTCTTCCGGTGGCAATACGAATTGGGGCTGTTGCTCTTTCCGGGCAATGGCTTCGTCTCCTTCCGGAAGTGGAATGTTATATTTGTCGTAAAGGTAAGACTGCGGGATGGGCAGGATCTCGGAAAGCATAATGGTCTCCGAGACGGAAATCTCCTGCGCCTTGTCCAGGAACTTGAATTTGCCGTTCCCGACCGGATACCCCCGTTTCTCCAGGAGCGGAACGAAATACTTGTTCAACATCCGTTCGACAAACCGGCGGTCTGCCCGGTGTTTCTTTTCCTGTACGGCCAGGTGGACCTGTCCCTGCGCAAGCGAACTGCCGTCCTGCGTGGTCATGGTCTGCCCCAAAACGGTAATCAGTATCTCTTCATTACAGGCACAACGGAAATCGTTGTAAAGGGCACCGTTCCCGGAGTTGCTAAGTGTCGTCTGAGTGGCTTCCGTCTCTTTGGGTATGACCAGGTAGGGAGCCGACCCGGCCTCCTCGAACGCCTGGATAAGCGCCCGGCGGCTCTGCTCGTCCATGCTGCTGTACTTCCCGATCCGCTGGGGCATACCGAAAAGCTCGACGAATTGCGCCCAATCCCCGAAGCCACCACGTTTGTAGATGACGAAGGGGGCGGCACGCAGGATGATGCCGAAATCTTCATCCTGGCCGAATTGTATGACCAGGTCGTTTTCCGCATAAGGTATCCCGTGCTCGTCCTCCTCCCTGATGGCGATCTCCTTGGTCTTTGTCCGGATATGCTTGCGCGGAATGGAACAGAACTCGAACCCCTCCAGAAACCGGCACTCGACCACCGACACGCCCCAAAAGCGTGAAAGCATGATTTCGCGCAAGAGCGACTCGAACTCCGGCGTGTCCATCAGCGTGTCCATTTCGTCCACACGTGTACCGTCGATGGTAAAGGCGAGGTCGGCATCCGTCACCGCGTCGATGCGTTTGTCGATGGCGTCCGACAGGTAGCCGTCGATCAGGAGGTCGGTAAACAGGTCGTACAGTTTCGTCCGGTTCCCCAAGTCCGCCAATCGGAGGGCACTCCGCCAGGAACCGATGTCGTTCACCCCGCGATGGATGGGCCGGACCAGTATCTCGTTGTAAACCGGCGGTTGTTTCGTCCCGGTCGAATCCGGGGCTTTTGGGGGCGTTTTCTTTTTTTTCTTTGTCATTGTTCGTCTTTTTATTTTCGTTTGATTACAGGGCTGTTTAAACAGCGTTTTAACGGTCTATTAAAAATGCTGGGACCGCTTGGGATTGCTGCCGTATGCGATAGGACCGATCGGGGTGTCTTTCTCCTCTTCCGCCTCGCGGGCTGGTAAGTCGGGTGAGACGTCTCCCCGCTGGACGGCCTTCAGCCAGTCAATGGCCCTCTCGTAACGGTCCTGCCGGAATTGCAATTCCGTCCCGGCGTTGCACAGGTTGATAAGGTGCCAGATGGCGATGTCCTTCACGAATATCAGCAGCAGCTGGTTCCGCTTGCTTCCCGACGCGGAGAAGATGCGTGTGCAGTCGAAGCGTGACAGGTATCCTTTCGCCTCGGCTATCGCCGCGTCGATGGCGGCTTCCGCGATGGTCGCGTCCCCCCGCGTGATGGTCTCGACCAGTTCGTCATGCAGGTGGGTGTTCAGTTCTTGTATTGTCAAATATGCCATGAGTATGATGGATTGGATTAAAATCTTTTTCTGTTCCGCTGTCGCGTCCCGACGGCGCAACTGCCCGCCTTGACCGCCATCGCCTTTTGCTGGCAGATGAAGAATCCGCCCTCTATGGCGTCGGGACCGTCGGCAGGTGCCGGGAGGCCGTCGTCGAACAAGAGGAACTGTTCCTCCAGACGTACCATGTGGGGATTGTCCTTTTCTGCGATATTCAGGATCATTCGCCCCGCCCGGTTCAGGGGTTCCAGGTTACCCTCGATACGCACGAACTTGTCCGGTTTGTTCCTTAGATCCGGCGATATGGGGATGATGTATCCGGTCTCTTCCCATTTCTTTTGGAAAAGCGGGATGAACACCTGTTCGTAGAACGGGTCCTGCAACTTGTTGTTCTCGATGGAGTTGTACACCTGCGTCCGGTCCGCCACGTAGTCGCGCATGTAATAATACCAATTGACGAACTCCTCGTTCTTCACGTGGTCCAGGTAGCCGGTAATGACATACAGGTTGCCATCCAATACGCCCATCAGGAAGTTGGCCTTGTAGGAGCCGAGCTTCTTCACGCCCTTTTTGCCGGACACCTTGTTCGACGGGGCCGGGTCGCCGTAGCTGACCAGGAACGGGAACTTGTGGAGCGGCGGTACCGGCCCCCATTTGATCTCCTTGAAATAGCATCCTTCCGTCACCGGGTTGTTGAAGCATTCCTTTTGTGCGCTGGCCGCGCTTACCTGTGCCAGCACGTCATCGATCGTCTCCTCGTCGTTTTTCTCCGGCCAGACGGAGGTGCCATAGGCGAAATCGTTCTTGGGGTCGGGATGGTTGATGTCCACCATGCGCAGGTTGATGATGTCCCAGTTCCCGATCGGTTTTTCGCGCCGCGACAATTCGAGTGCTTTCTTCCCGGCACGCGCCACGCAACAGTCCTTGGCGATGATGTTCCCGCAAAAGATCGTGAGTAGGGGTTCCGAGAACGAACGGGTAAAATACAACGCCTGTTCGAACCAGTTCCATTTGTCGTTCACGATGTCCGGGTTGCGGCATTCCTCGTCCGTGTCGTAATCGTCCACGAGGATCGTGTCCGGACGCACCTCCTCGATCTTGACACCGCGCGGGCTTTGCCGTGCCCCGACCGCCATGAAGGAGGCTCCCCCCTTGGTGATGAAGCTGTCTTCCGTCCACTTGAACCCTTTTTGCTCACCATAATAAAACCGGATGCGCTGGTTGACCTCCAGTTGTGCCCGGTAATGGCCGAGCAGCTTGATCGCGTTGTCGCTGCTGTTGGAACAAAGGATGATGTTCCGCTTCTTCCCGGTCAGTACCAGGAACAGGACGACGAACATGACGATTGTGCTCTTGGCCAGTTCACGTGCCCACGACAGGACCTCATACCAGTTCTTGGGGCTATAAATCAGCCGTTTTATGGCCTTTTTATGGAAAGAGGCAAATTCGTATTTGGCATAGTTCGGAAACATCTCCTTTATCCAGAGCAAAGGATGTTTCTCCAGGTAGGCCAACCGCTTTTGCCTTTCCTCATAAGACATATCCAGATCGACGGCCGTGTCTTTGCGGATGGACTTCAGGTAGGCATCCCAGTCTTCAAGTGCCTGTTTGTCTATAGTTTTAAGCGGTTTCATTTGAGCCGGTCCTTTATGTAAGCGTCAAAATAGAAGCTGAGTTCCTTCGCCTTTTCCGTGTCCGTTTTGCGTATCCAGCCGAGGATGCCTTTGGAGACGCTGATGATGTCGGCAATTCCGGTTTCCTTCTCCATCTTCTCGATCGCTGTCGCCAGCTTGTTGATCGTATCGGCCTCCTTGGAGGTGGCAAACCTTTCCCCGTCCTTACGTCCGGCAATGGCCTTATTGATTTCCGCCACCTGCCGGTAGAGGTTGGCCAGCTGCTCCTCGCGTGTCAGGCTGACGGACGTCTTCAGTTCCTCCCATTTTTCAGTCTTTACCCATTTGCAAAGCGTCTGCTTGCTGACCCCGACACGTTCAGCCACTTCCGCCTGTGTCAGGTGTTCCTTCAGATAGAGCATCTTTGCCCATTCCTTCTTTTGCTTCATGCTTAAATCCGTTCCCATACATCTGTACATTTTGTTGATTTACACCCTCAAAAGTACGAGCGCTTTTCCGGATGGAATAATTGTAAAGTAGTGTTTTACATCTGTTTGGCAATAAACTGCATATTGGGCGTAACCGTTACGGAACAATTTTTCCAAGTCGTTTTAAGCCCGCAACTTTGGGGTGAAAAATCGAAAACGATGGCGAAAAAAACATTCACATTCATATTGCACGACGATACGGTCAATACAAAGGGGTTCCGAATGCTGACATCGGGAGCCGACCTGTCCGTATTCGAGAATAACCCGGTCATGCTGCTTAACCATGACGACTGGGACCTGCCGATAGGCCGTTGGGAGAACATCCGCGTCGAAGGGACCCGGATCCTTGCCGATGCCGTATTCGACGAAGACGACGAAAGGGCCGCCGCCGTCATGGGAAAAGTAGAGCGGGGATTTCTAAAGGCGGCCAGCATAGGCGCATGGCCGGGGAAAAGCTCGGACGACCCATCGCTGATGTTGCCCGGACAAACCTTTCCGACCATGATCACCTGGAAAGTGCGCGAGGCCTCCATCTGCACCATAGGGAGCAACCACAACGCGCTGGCCCTGTATGACACGGACAACAAGCGGATCGACCTCGACGACAAAGGAGCATTGATTAAACTATTCGATACTGGAAACGGTATCCATGTATCACCTAAAAATAAAACGCAAATGACAATTTTAACAGGATTATTGAAACTGTCGGACAATGCGAGCGAACAGGCCATTGCCGATGAAGTCCAGAAAATCATCCGGCTTCGTGACGAACTCCAAAAAGAGAACGATACGCTAAAGACAGAAAAAGAGGCGTTGTCGTCCAAGGTCCAGGCTTTTGAGAAAAAAGAAAAGGATGAACGAAAAGCCTCCGCAATCGCCCTGGTGGACAAAGCAATCAAGGATGGTCGTCTGGACGCGAAAGGAAAGGATGCCTGGATGAGCATGTTCGATGCCGATTTTGACCGGGCCAAGGCGCAGCTTGACGCGATCCCGCCACGTGCCAGCGTGACGCAGCAGATTCAGACATCCGGCGGTACGGGTGGCGTGCAACTCGCCGATATGACATTCTCTGAAATCATAAAGGCGGACCGTCTGAAAGAATTGAAGAAGGATGGGGAGCTCTACAAACAGAAGTTTTTTGAGGCATACGGTAAATACCCTGCCTGAGAACAAGTATAAACCTTTATAAAACAAACAAGAATGAAAGCGAAATTTATTGTTTCATTGATTACGGCATTACTTTTCAATGCCCTGACGAGCGGAGTCTTTGCCTCCTGCCTGGGGGTCAGCCACGGGACGATGTTCGCCTTGCAGACGGGGTTGTCCCTGATTCCCCTGAACCTCGCCGGATGCCTTGCCGAAGGACTGAACCGCGAAATCTGGATTCCGGAGATCATCGAGAAGTTTTACCCCTCGGACTCGTTCCTTACACATTCAAAGAGCCTGGATGCCTGGGTGGACAACAACAAGCTGAACTTGCAGGAGGCCGGTGTCGATCCCGAAGTGTATATCGACAACGAGCAGTACCCGATTCCGATCGTGGCGCGTACCGACATCCCGCATGAGATCGTGTTGAAGCGTTTCGATACCGAGAATACGGTGCATATCAACGCCATCGAAATTGAAGAATCTGCCGAGAAACGCCAAAGCGTGACAGAGGGACATCGCAATTCCCTCAAGCAGAAGTTTGCTCGCCTGGCCGCCTTCAACTGGGCTCCGGTGAAAAACGGTGATTTTACTCCAGTAAAAGCTGCTGTCGGCGACAAGAACGCCCGTGGTTACAAAGCTATGACCTACGAGATGGTAATGGATATGGAGTTGGCTTTCGACGAATTGGAAGTTCCGACCGAAGGCCGTATCCTGATCCTGAACCCGTTGCACGCGATGGATCTCAGAATGCAGGATTTGAACATGTACAAGGCGTTTTATAATGAAAACAAACTGTTCTCCTTTACGGTGGTCCGTTCCTCCCTCACGCCGAAGTATAACGGTACGACCGGGCAGAAGGCACCTTGGAATGCGGCAGTGGCGGCAACGGACGCGCCTTCTTCCCTTTTCTATTACAAAGAGGCCGTGGCCCGTGCCCGTGGAACGGTGGATATGTATTACCGCCTGAACGATCCAGAATACCGTGGCGACGTGATCGGTTTCAATATGCGTGGCGTCGCTACTCCGGTAACGGGTAAATACCTGGGGGCCATCTATTCTCCCAAGGCATAGTGTTTAACTTTCAAATATAAAGACAGAAATGAGTTACATCAACATGAAATCGCGTAGAAGTTTTGACTTCCATGCTCCTTACAACGAAACCGGCGAACGGCTTGTAACGGTACCGTTTCCTGTAGCAGTGGAACGAAAGGTCGAAGAAAACGGTATTGTGCATGACGCCAACCCTGCGTTGGTAACAGTTGCCCCGGCTGCGGCTGAAACAATCGAGGTGGAAACGAAGGTACAACCCGGTTCTCTTTTGATTGTCCGTAACGAGGGGACGGCGGTCGCAACGGTTGGCGGTGCCAATTGTGCGGCATCCAAAGTGACAACCTTAATGTGGGATGGCAATGTGTATGCGGAACTTGCCACTTCGGACATCGCTTAATCATTTCGGATAATGGCACAATTGAAACTCTTAGTCCTCCACTGTACCGCCACCCCTCCCGGCCGTGAAGTATCGGCGGCAGATATCCGCCGTTGGCATTGCGCCCCCCTTTCGAAAGGCGGCCGCGGCTGGAAACAGGTGGGCTATACCGACATGGTCCACCTGGACGGGACGGTGGAGCGGCTGGTTGAGAACAATGAAGACGACGTGGTTGATCCCTGGGAGGTCACCAATGGGGCAAAAGGGCATAATAGTACGGCCCGACACATTGTGTATGTTGGTGGCGTAGCAAGCGACGGCAAGACCCCGAGGGACACCCGGACGGCGAAGCAGCAGGAAGCCCTGAAACGGTATGTGACGGACTTCCACCGCCGCTTCCCCTCGGTTCGGATCGTCGGGCATAACGAACTGGCGGCAAAAGCCTGCCCCAGCTTCGATGTACAAAAATGGCTGAAAGAAATAGGTATTAACCAGTAAAACAACAAAAACAACATGAAACAGAAATTCATTCTTTCCCTTTTCGGGATAATGGTATCGTTCGCCATCTGCCTTCCGGCGTTGGCAGTAGTGGCAGGTTCGCCGGAAGTGGCGGTAGAAACTCCGGACTACAACGCTGTATTCCTTTCGCTTTCCGCGCTCGTGGCGACAATCCCTTTTGTGGTTGAAATCGTGAAAGGCTTTTTCCCAAGCCTGAAAGGGATATGGACGCAGGTCGTTTCCTGGCTGGTCGCCGTCGGACTATGTATGTTCGGCTGGTGGCAGCATTTGGGAATCTTTGACGGCATCGAGTGGTATATTGCCCTGCTTTATGGATTGGGTAGCGGACTGGCGGCAAACGGTATCGCCGATATCGGGCTGGTGCAGTGGATAATCGGACTATTCAGCAAGAAAAAGGCGTAAAAGATGGACTGGGACGCATTATTTGGTTATCTCGGCACGGGAGGCGGCCTGATCGTCCTCTTGAACTGGCTGGCCGGGCTTCCCCTGCTGCGCCGGAAGAACCGGCTGGAGAAAGACGATGTGTCCCGCCATATCGCCGAAAAGGACAACGAGACAATCGTAAACCTGTATGACGAGATTCGAGATTTTCAAGCACGCATGTCGCGCCTGGAGGGGTGTATTGCAAAGATCGTGGTTTGTCCTGTGTATGACCGCTGTCCTGCCCGCACCCTCGTGCAGGACTATAAAAAAAGATACTTCCATCCGGGTGGCCGACAGTCTCCGGTGGGACAGAAAGGTGAGCGTCACCCTCGCGACAACCCCGTTGCCCCCAGTCCGGCTGACGGCCCCGCTGGACAGCCTCCGTAAGCTCCCCACCGGAGCGGTCTATACCGGCAGTTCGGGCGGTTTGCGCGTAACGGCAAGCCTGAAAGGCGACAGCCTCTGCGTGACGGCGGAAGCGGAAAACCTGCCCCGGCTGGAATACAGCAAAGAGGAAAGCCGGGAACAAACCTGCAGCGGGCAGTCGGAATCGGAAACGGTAAAAGAGCCTGCTGCCATACCATTTTGGGAGCGTCTTAAACAGGGTTTGAGCGGCATTTTAATAGCATTCATTATAATAATCATTTTCAAACGATACAAGCAATGGCAGAAAACAAGAAAACAAGATCGATCGGCCTGAAGATCGCCATGTTCGGCGACGTGAACCAGAACGGGGGGATGCCGGATGAGATGAAGCAGCTGGCCAAGACGCTGAAAGGAACCGCTTCGTTCAACACAGAAGCCAACCAGACGCAGGACTTCTATTCGGAAGAGGAACCGGAAGTCCCGGAAGAAACCGTCGTGACCGAAGCCGGACTCAAGCAAATCAAACTGAACTTCATGGAGTGGGACAACGACGTATTGGTCACTGTCTTTGGAGGAACGACCGTGACGGAAGATGTGACCATCAACGGGGTGACCTACAACGTCGAGAAATACAAAGCCCCGAAATCCACCGTACAGGTTGAAAAGGCGGTGCGTGTCATTTCCCGCTATGGGGTGGTGATCGATGTCCCGCGGGCAAAGATCGTGGCGCGTTTCATCTGGAACCTGACGAATACCGACATCGCCCAGATCGAGGTGACGGCTACCGCACAAGCGCCGATCGGTGAAAATGACGGGCCGTATGAGATTTACCGGCTGGGTGAACCCAAAGCAAAGGAGACGGTAGATGAAAACAAAGCCGATTGAAGCTCATGCCGCCGATGCGCTGTTGAACCGGCAGCTGACCATCAACCTGCCGGCCCCCTGGCTGCTCCGGAAGTTCGGTAAACGGACCATCCGTTACGGCATCCCGTTCCCAACGGGCGAGACCCTTTGCCGGATGGCTGCGATCTTCTGCCGGATGAACCTTGATTTGAAGGAGCTGAAGGCGGGTGACTTGGGCACGACGCTGGAGTGTATCGCCCGCAACGGGAAACGGGTGTCGCGTGTCATCGCCGAAGGGATGGTCGGGAACAGCCTGCTCTCGCGGTGGATGATCCGCCCGTTAGCCTGGTACATCCGCTGCCATACCACCATGAAAGGGATGGCGGAACTGGCGCAGGTAATCCTATTGATGGCCTCTCCGGAGGGTTTTATGAATACTATCGACTCGGTCGCCACTATGAACCTGATGGCACCGACACCGAGCCAACCGACGGAGGAAGGGAGTTAAAGGAGGCATACGAACCTCCCCATAGCCCTTTCGGACGTATCTACGCGCTGGTCTCCTCCGGCGCGTTCACCTACGATGAAGTGATGCGCAAGATACCTTGGTGTGTCGTCCTTACGATGATCAGCGACATTGGCAGGACGCGGAAAAAAGAGGAGAATGAAAAAGAAGATATTATCCAAACGGAAGAAGAGGAACTGGCATTTTTAGGACTGGCATGAACAACGAACCGATATACGTGACATTTGAGTTCAAAGGCAACCTTTCGGAAGAGGTCGAAAAGGTGAAGTTAGGGATCGCGGGCTTGCGTAACGAGTCCACACAGACCTACCAGCGTCTGATCGCCGACAGCAACGAAGCATTTGCCTCTATGAACAAGGGCAACCAGCAGCTGGCCGTCAGCATCCAGGAGGACATTAACAGCCTCCGACAGTTGGATGCGGCCGGCAAAGCGTTGGATGAAAGTTTTGCCCGTGGCGCGATCACGACCGCCCAGTATGCGGAAGGCAAGGCGAAACTCGTCATCCAGGAAACCGACCTCCGTAATGGCATCCAGGAGAATATCAAAGTGCTCCAGGAGTCCATCGAGCAGGAACGGATGGCCGAGGGAAGCATCGAATCGCTCCGCGCCTCGCTCGCCAAAATGGAAACCGCCTGGCGCAAGATGTCAGCCGCCGAACGCGAAGGGGCAGCCGGTGAGGAGCTTCGTGCGAAGATCGAATCGTTGAAAGAGGAACTGGCCGGGCTGGAGAAAGGAACCGGTGGTGCCGCCTCCGGCTTGAAGCAGTTCCAGAGCCAAATTGAATCGTGTCCCGGCCCAATCGGACAGACGGCCACCGCAATAGGCAAAATGACCAAGGCGGCACTCGCCTTTATCGCGACCCCGCTTGGCATGGTGCTTGCCGCCATCGCCGCCGGGCTGGCCGCCGTCAGCAGTTGGTTCCACCGCACCGAAGAAGGGGAAAACGCCTTGGCGAACGCCACGGCAGCATTCAACCAAGTGCTGGGCAGTCTGCTGGACGTGGTCGATAAGGTGGGCGAATGGCTATACAAGGCTTTCACCGAACCGAAAAAGGCACTATCCGACCTGGGCGATTTCCTCTCCGGCCAACTGATGAACCGCCTCCGGGCAGTCGGAAAAGCGGGAAAAGCGGTTTGGAAGATATTGAAGGGCGATTTCAAAGAAGGAACCGCCGACTTTGCCAACGCTTGGTTGCAAGGCTTGACTGGTATCGAGGATGCCGGACGGAAAGCTGCCGACTGGATGGCCGATACCAACGAGAAGATCAAGGAATCGGTCGAACTACAAAAACGTCGCAACGCCTTGGACGTGGCCGAACGCGACCTCTTGGTGGAACGTTCCCGCCTGGAGGCGAAAATCGGTGAACTGCGCGACAAGGCATACGACATGAACTCACCGGAGGCGGAACGTGCCAAAGCCCTGAAGGAGGCGATCCGCCTGACGGACGAACTCTTTGCCAAGGAACAGGCCATCGCCCGCGAGAAATACGAGATCATCAAGGCACAGAACGGCCTTGCCAACTCCAATAAAGCCGACCTTCGCGCCGAAGCGGAAGCTCTGGCCGAAGTAAACCGGCTGGAGGCGCAACGCTATGCCTCGCGCCGCATGATGCTGCGTCAGAGCAATACATTGGAAGGGAAAGCCTCCAAAGGAACCAAGGAAGAGGACGGCCCGCTCGGTTCCATCCGTTATTACGAAAAGGTCATTGCCAAACTGAAGGAGGCACACGCCCTGGCCACCGACGACCAAAGCCGTGAAAAGCTGAATGCCGAGATCGAACGCAACGTCAAAGAACTGGAGCGTATCTCTGAACGGGTGGGAAAAGTCGCGCTTGAATCATCCAAAGGACTGCTGGATGACGTGATGGACGGCCTTACTCACAAGCAGAAGGAATTGGAAGCCGAAGCCCAAAGACGGGCAGAAGTGCTGGGAAAACTCGACACCTCCGACCTTGACCGGCTACGCCAAAAGATTGAACAGGCAACCAACCAAACGAAGAAGGCCCGCGAAGGGGTCTTGGGTTTGCTGGACGCCTGGGATACATTGTCTGATTCGGACAAAGCCTCTGCCATCGCCGACGAATGTTTCATGATTGCCGACGGCCTTTTGTTGGCAGCGGAGACAGCAGAACTGTTTGAAGGAACATTGGGCAGCACGCTTTCCACCGTTTCCGATCTGGTGGCTGGCGTAGGCGATATCGCTGCCGGTACTGGACGTGCCCTTTCGGGCGACCTGATCGGCGGTGCCACCGGCATCCTTTCCGGCGTGACCGGCATTATCGGCTCGTTCAAGAAGCGGACGGAGGAAAACAAGCGTATCCTCGCCGAATACCGGCAAGGCCTCTTGGAAACCGAAATGAAGGAACTGGAGTACAACGCCATCCTGCGCGAACGCCTCCGCATCCAACAGCAGATCGGCGAAACCTCCTTGAAATATTTCGACCGGCTGAAGACGGAACTTTCCGGGCAGGCGACCGACATCGCCACCGAATACGACAAGGTCTGGGCAAAGCTGATGGGCGAAGAATATATCTCCGGGACCCACTACAAGCACGGCACCTGGTTCCGAAAGGCGAAGACGTGGAACGACTACAGTTCCCTGGCCGGAAAGACCTACGAGGAGATCGAATCACTCTATACTGAGGACAAACTGACCGAAGCGGCCCGAACGCTTTTCGAGCAGCTCCAAAAGTTGAAGGAAGAGGGCGAAGAGGTATCCGACATGATGGACGACCTGAACGAAGAGATGAAGGAAGCCTTCACGGGTACCACCGTCGATTCGATCACCGACAGTATCATCCGTGGCTTCGCCGAGGGTAAACGTTCTGCCAAGGACTTTGCCGACGACTTCCAAAGTATGTTGAACAACGCCGTCCTACAAGGCATCAAGATGAAGGCCTTGGAAGAGCCTTTAAGGAAATGGTACGAATCATTCGCCGAAGCGAGCGGTGCCGGCCTGACGGAAAGCAACATCGCCGACCTGAAAGCGCAATACGACCAGATCATCGAGAATGCTGCCCGGCAGTTGGAGGACATGGAGCGTATTACCGGAACAGCCATCGGAAACATCGCTTCCGACCGAACGGCAACCGCCAAGGGGATCGCCTCGATGAGCCAGGACAGCGCGAACGAACTGAACGGCAACTTCTATGCCCTCCTGATCTATGCCGACAAGACATGCCAGGGGGTGACGAACATCAACACACTGCTGGTGGAAGGCATCACGCTCATGGAGCGCATCGCCAAAAACACGGACCGGTTGGAAAACATCGAAAGGGACATCGCAATCATGCGCAGCAGCTTCCAGGACGTAGTAAACAGGGGACTTATTTTACGAAAAACGGCATAATGGAAAACGCTTTATACATAGACGACTTGCACGTAAGGAGCCGTTTCGGTTGCTGGATCACCCGTGGCGGGTATGCCGGCCTGCTGGCCTTCCCCGCCATGCGCGAACCAGAATACAACGACTGGCCCGAAGAGGACGGTATCGAGGTGGACCTTTCGGAGCCGAAATTAGAGGACAAGGAGGTGGCGATCTCGTTCCTGGCCGATACCCATGTCGGGGCGACCGACTTGGTCGCTTACCTCAGTGGACCGGGGTACCATAGTTTTTACATCCCTTCCTTGGGAAGACGGTGGAACCTCCGACTAAGCAGCCAGTCGACCAACCGCCTCTATCCGCTGGTCACCTCTTTCGAATTGAAGTTGGTGGAAGACGTGCCGGTACGTCCGGTATTGGATGTAATGCCTGATCCGGGTGTCCGGTTTACGGAAAGCCGGTACCTGCTGGACGGTGTCCCCTTCTCGGCCTACGGGGTGGCGACCGACGACACACGCGCCTCGTTCCTGAAGTCCCCCACGGCGAAACGGAACATGGACCGGACGGTTTCGACCGAGGACGGACGTATCTACGATGCGGACCACCTGGTGTTTCAGAAAAAGGAAGTGACGTTCAAATGCCATTTCAAGGCCGTTTCAATGGAGGCCTTCTGGAAGTGTTACGACGCATTCTTTTCTGTGCTGATCCAGCCGGAAGAACGCAAACTGTACGTGGAAGAAATTGGCAAGGAATACCTCTGCTATTACAAGAGCACAAGCGGTTTCAAGATCCTGACAATGACGGGACCGGTTGTCGTCACGTTCAACCTGACATTGGTGTTTACGATGTTCCGCCTGTATGAAACGGATTACTTCTTGGCAACAGAGGCGGGAGACTGGATCGTAACCGAAGATGGAGAGTTTTTTATTGACATGAAATAATATGACTGGACAAGAGAAAAAAATACGGATCAGCGAACTACCGGCGTCGGTGACGTTCCGGGGGCTATGGACGATCGGCTACCAGATGGTGGAGGGCAAGAAGACCAGTGTACGGGTAAGTTTGGCAGAGATACAACAGGTGTACGACGATGTGGTTGCCGCCACGGAGACAGCCCGGACGGCAACCACCGATATGCGCCAGCTTGAAGCGCAGGTAGAGGGAAAAGAGGAAGAGAGGGAAAACTTCTATTCCCGTTCCCAAGCATTGGTTCAAGGGTGGAGCAATGACGAACAAGCAAGAAAATACGCGGAAGCCGAACGGGATAAAAAAGAGGCAGAACGTATTCAAGGGGAAGCTGCTCGTGAAGAAGAAGAAGCGAAAAGAGTTGAAACCGAAAAAGAACGTATCGTTGAAGAAGAATTACGTAAAAAAGCGGAAGACGGACGTAAAGCGGAAGAGGTTATACGCCAGAAGCAAGAGGATGTACGAGAAACGGAAACGACGAAAGCCCTATTGAATGCCGAAGCAGCCACTGACCGCTTAAACGCCTTGTCCGACCATCGTGACGAAATCAGGGACGGTTACTGGTGGCGATGGAACGAAGAAACGGGTGAATGGTACAATACGGGTGAGATCGCAAAAGGGAATGTCATGTTTGCAAGCTTTGAAGTAGACCCGGCGTCGGCCATATTAACGATGTGCACAGATGAAGAATACACCGGAGCAAACTTTGAGCTTGACGAAAATGGAATATTAACAGTAGTAATTTGATTATGACACAGGTAAGAACGATACTTGGCAAGGTGGGTTTTACCCCTAAAGGGGCCTGGGATGTAAAAGAAAAATACGACCGTCTGGACATTGTTTCGAGGGAAGGCGCCAGTTTTTTGTCGCTGTCGGATGAAAATGCGGCTTTGCTTACGGATGCCACGAAATGGATGGTGATAGCGAACAAGGGGGATAAAGGGGACCGGGGATATACCGTACAGCTGAAGATCGGCACGGTCGGTTCGGGGGAACAGCCCTCTGTCAGCTTGACCGATGCCGGTGTGGATGAGCAGGGGAACCCCGTCAAAGAAATAAACTTTGTCCTTAAAAGAGGGCAAACAGGATATACCCCTATAATTGAAGTGGGGACGGTTACCACGGTTGATCCGACCGATCAGGCGACAATCGAGTTGATTGATAATGGGCTATCAGAAGACGGGATACAGAAATACCTGCTGAATGCCTCAATCCCCAAGGGAGAAACCGGATTGCCCGGTACCGGAGCGGGGAATGTGTATGTCACCGGGGACAATCTGGAAGCAAGCAAGAAATACTTGTTTGTCCCGGCCACATCCGGCAGTACGGAAGGGTCTTTTATTGAATATGCCCCCCCGACCATACCGGAACATCCGTCTTTTCCAGGCCGCTCGTCCGGTCTTTACAAAATCACGGTAAACAACCAGGGGCACGTCACGGATGTAACAGCGGTGACAAAGGCGGATATCACGGCACTTGGAATACCCGGACAAGATACCAATACCGTTTATACCCATCCCGGTTTTACGGCCCGTTCGTCCGGTCTTTACAAGATCACAGTAAACAACCAGGGGCACGTCACGGACGTAACGGCAGTGACAAAAGCGGATATCACGGCACTTGGAATACCCGGACAGGATACCAATACCGTTTATACCCATCCCGGTTTTACGGCCCGTTCATCCGGTCTTTACAAGATCACGGTAAACAACCAGGGGCACATCACGGATGTAACGGCAGTGACAAAGGCAGATATCACGGCCCTGGGAATACCCGCACAGGATACCAATACGACATATACCGCCGCAACGACACAGAAAGACGGCTTGATGAGCAAAACCGACAAACAGAAAGTCGATGACTCCCTCCGGTTGAAAGAATATGTCGATGTCGAGTCCCTGGAGGCTCTTCCGGCATCACCTTATAACCTGCGTTTTGCCTATACCAACAAATCGCCCCAAGCGATCAATTTCGCCAATATCGCAAGTGTTCCGGAGATGCAGGAATTTTACCTGTCGATCCTGAACAGTTCCGGCTCGGACTTCGACCAGCCCATCCCGAATGCCGATGGCTGGCAGTCGGAAGAATCGAGTGTGACGTTGCCGAATGGTAAACGGACGGGTGTGTCTTTGAAAAAGGAACACGGGGTGATCGTGGTACGTTGCTAA